CCCGTGCCCGCTCGGCGTCAGGGTCAGGGTGCGCGCGTGCGGCATAATCCGCCGCCCTATCCGCCGTCTCCGCAAAATACGCCGTATCAGCCGCCCAATACCCCGCGCAAGCCGCCGCCCGAGCCGCCGCCCAAGCCGCCACCCAATCCGCCGACCATTCTGCCTCATCAGCCGCCGCCCAAGCCGCATCACCCGCCGCCCAAGCCGCATTTTCTGGCCACTCGCCGCCCTGTGCAATCCGCGCCAAGCCCGCAATTACTGTATCAACCAAGTCTTTAATCTTGCCCGTTTGCTGTGGCATGTGCGCAATGCAATCCGCCAGAAACTCCGCTGTCTTTTCTATGCTCATATTCCCAATTCTTCGCGCTTTGCCTTCTGCCGCGCTCGTTCAGCGTCAGGATCAGGGTGCGCGCGTGCGGCATAATCCGCCGCCCTATCCGCCGTCTCCGCCGAACAATACGCCGCCCAATACGCCGCCCATTCCGCCGTCCTAGCCGCCGCCCATTCCGCTGCCCATTCCGCCGTCCTAGCCGCCGCCATACCCGCTGCCCGTTCCGCCGCCCAAGCCTCATCCACTGGCCACTCGCCGCCGTTTGCAATGCGCTTGAGGCCAGCAATCGCTGTATCAACGACGCTCTGCACTTCTTCCTGCTGGTCAGGCATATGTGCCAAACAATCCGCTAGAAACGCCGCTGTTTTTTCTTTGCTCATCTAATTGTTCCTCTCACTTCCAACCACGCGCCCAAATGGCGCGATGCAATCCGATTAACGCGCGTCACCTGGCTTGCAGTGCCAGCGCATAGGCGCTCGCCCAGATCGTCAAATAGCCGTTCGACCGCCTGCCGATCACGCAATGACCGAGCCGCGATTGTCCGCGCATCATACGCCCGCCGCACAAATTGTTCATTCACTCTGCAAAGATGCTCAAAACGTCGCTGACTGTTGAGGATTGTTGTGTGATCCCTGCCGCCCAGCGCGGCGCCAATCTCCGGCAAGCTGCAATCGGTCATGTCACGCGCCAAGCCTACAAAAATATGCCGTGCGTGCGCATATTTTTGCTCGCGGCTATGTGAGATTAGATCGGCTTCGGTCAGGTCGTAGACGGCGCAAACCGCTGATTTGATATCGCTTAATGTCATCAGAAAAACCTCTTTGCAGAAAATCCTGCGCTCTTTGTAATTTCTTCGGCACGTTCTGGCGTGATGCGTTCGCGCTCTGGCTCGGCAGGTGGCGCAGGCGGCGGGTGACGCAGTTCTGAGCATAAGCTGCGAATTTGCCCCGGCTTGGGTTTCCGCTTGCAGTCCAATCCAGACAAATACCGTCGGCACGCCTCTGTCACCTCTTTGGGCGTGTACTGATCAAGCGCGTCAATCCAATCGGCTGTGGTTATCGCTAAGACCGCCGCCGATGGCCGCGCCTGCCAATAATTGTCAAGCAGCGCCTCGACCCGCGCCGCAAGCCACAGGCGATGGCGCTCAATATCCCTTGGGGTTCCCGATGCCCGCAGCGATGCCGCGTAATCGCTCCCGCTCGTAAGCACCTTGTCCCGCATTTCCGCCACGCTGCCCAGCGCCGTTGATTGCTGTGATGTTGTCATTTCGGTTTCCATAATTTCCCTCCATCAATTTCGTAAAATTCGCAGCCTTGGTCATCCAATCAAAGCAAAATCCATTCCACGCGCCGCTGCGTCCACATAAAAAATCGCTTTCGCCCGCTTTTTGCAGGGCCGCTTGCCAGCCATCCAAACCGCCCGCGTCTTTGATGCGTCCGGCCAATTGCTTAGAACGCGCTGCCGTCAATCGCTGCACCTTCGGCCAACCGTTTTGGCCAGCCGCTTGGTTCCATGCTGAAACTGCTATTTCACAATCGGCTTTGACCTGATTTACCAATGATACTTTAGTATCATATATATCTGGTTCTGGTTCTGGTTCTGGTATGCTATAAATTCGCTCTTGCGAAATTGCAGCGTTTGCTTGCCCTAAGTCATTGTTTTTACTTGCGGCTGCGCGCCCGCCTTTGGCTCCATTTGTTCGGTTTTTAGATATTTTTTCTTGCGTATTTTTCCAAGTTTTTTGCAACTTTTCTTGTGAAATAGCGTCGTTTTCGATCACAAACCCTGACACTGTTTCAGTCAATCGGGCCTTGATCTTGCGCCACTTGCCAAGCGTCAGGCCGAGAATTCGCGCATTGTCTCTGTCGTCGTCCGGCACTGAACCGTTACGCCGCCACATTGCAGCCAATAGCAAAAGATAAGCCCCATGTTCTTCGGTCGTCAGATGCGTTGTGTCCGCCAAATACGCGTCCCAATACATCGGCATACCTGGTGCCTTGCTCATAATTTTTTGGGCATGTCGCCCCTCCTAATGGGGCAGGCTTGCGCACGGTAACCAGCCGTGATAAACAAAACCTGCGTTTGGATGGATGCACTATACGGGGTAACCTCCCGAAGTTCAAGGCCCCGCTTTTCCGGCGGGGTCTTTTGCTTTCATAGCGGCAATCGCTGGCGTCACATCGTCAATCGAATAAGCGACAACCACGTCGAAGCCATTGGCCCGCAGTCGCGCGTGTACATCGTCTTGCGCAGAGCTTGTGCGCCCGCCCTTGGCCTTGACCTCGATGAGCAACGCTTGGCCGCGCCACCCGCACCAAACGTCAGGAAAGCCCGGCAAAAGGCCATCCCGCTTTTGTTTGGCAATAGCAATCGCTGCCGATCGGCCCCGCACGTCCGTGCTGTTAGGTACAGACGCAACGACGCAGCCGGGAAGCGACGCGCGCAAAAACTGGATGATTGCGCGTTGAATTGGGCCTTCGCGGTCTTTTCTCATGCAGCCCCAGTCAGCAAATCGCCAATCTCGTTTTCGCCCTCTTGAATGATCTTGGCTGCCTGCGCGGCATATTCCGGCTTCAGTTCAGATCCGAAGAATTTACGCCCTAGCCGCGTTGCGGTGTAGCCCGTTGAACCGACGCCGCTAAACGGATCAAACACGACATCTCCGGGACTGCTATAAAGCGTCAAACACCGTTCGATCAGGTCCAACGGCATTGGGCAAATGTGCCGCTCGTCGCCTTCCGACTTGTAGCGGTTTTTGTAAAACCGCCCATGCACCACGTCCATTTGCCGAGTGTCCATCCAGACCGGCGACGCCCATTCCTGCCACTGCGGCAAGCTAAACCGCGCCTTTTCCGCCAAGAAATCGAGCAATTCACGGGACGCGCCGTCAATCATGCCGCGCTTAATCATGCGCTGGGCGTCCTCTGCGGAGATTTCCGCCGCTTGCTCCAAGGCCTTTTCCTCGCCCCACTTGTCTATCGCGTGACGCACAGGATCGCCCACCTTGATGCCCTTGGATTCCTTGCGCATGACAAGGATATATTCCGGCATCCCCATGGCGCAGACGCGGGAATTTTTGCCGATGTTTCCATACAACAGGCGCTCGTGATTGGTCTTGTCGCGTTCGCGCACAGGATCCCGCCAGACCGTCACACGGGCGCGCAGGACAAACCCAGCGCGCCGATAGATGGCCAAAGCGTCGTCACTAAAAGGATAAACGCCGCCCTCGCCGGTCACGCTGCTGCCCTGATAAAAAACCGTGTCTTTGACGTGGTCGCAGATCACAGTTCCAGGCTTCATGATCCGAAACAACTCGTCGGCCATGAATTGGTGGTGCTTGTTAAACTCATCGCTGCCGTTGCTGTTGCCCATATCGTTTTCGCTGTCGCTGTAGATGTAGAGCGACCCGAACGGCGACGAAAAACAGGCGTGGTCTACGCTATTGTCAGGCATCTGCGCCATGACTTCGACGCAATCGCCATTTACCAGCGACCAGTTGCGGCCTTCATACTGCATTGGTTTTTCCTTCCTTGATAAATTCAGGCAAGCGAACCTTGATTGTCCCGTGTGCGCGGTGCAGTTCGCTTTCACGTTGCGCGCCACTCATTGCCGCGCGCATGTTTTGTTTCATAGCCTCGTGATCTCCTTTCTTGCGCATGAGGTTATTCCAGATGTCGCGCTCAGTTGTGGAAAAAACAACGTCGCAGCGGACTTTTTGCTTTTGCCCAAAGCGGTGCGACCGTCGAAGCGCTTGGTAAAATTGCTCATAGCTGTGAGTGATGCTGGCAAAGATCACATGAGCGCAGTGCTGCCAGTTGACGCCAAAGCCCGCCAGCTTCGGCTTTGTGACCAAAACGCGATACTCCCCATCGCCAAAGCCCAAAATAAGCCGCTCTTTTTGATCTGGCGTCATGTCGCCACGGATCTCGACCGCGCCAGGAATAATCTTCGCAAGGCGCGCGCTTTCGTCGTTCCGCTCGCACCAGATCGTGACCGGCTTGTCATGATCAGCCAAAGCCGCCACCCGATGACACCGATCCTCAAGCGTCAATGCCTTTTCCTTGTGAATCGCCGTCGCGCTCTGGTCAGGAATGCGGAACAACATGCCATCTTCAACGCCCTCGCTAAGATCAACCTCGACCTCATGCGTGCGCAGATCGACATCGGACAGGATATATCCAGTATCGTCGCCGCCAAGGTCAGACGGCAACACCGCAGCCCGCGCCCATGACGCTACCCATTCCCAGAACGGCTTAACCGCGTGACCTTTGAGGCGATAAGCGCCCATCTTTGTCTGGTCCGAGATAAACCAGCGCGCCAACATCTCGTTGCTGTTCATCACGTCCAGAAACTCAGCGTGCTGGCCAAGTTCCATGTGGTCATTGGGCGCGGGCGTTGCTGTCAACGCCAGCTTGAACGGCGTAGCATCAAAAGCAGATTGCAGGCGCTTGCGCGTGGTTCCCTGAAACGATTTTAAAATGCTGCTTTCATCCAAGCAGATCGCGCCGAACGTCTCAGGGTCCAACTTTGGCAGGCGCTCATAATTGGCCACCATAATACCCGCGCCGATCTCGGACTGTTCCCGGACCTGCCGCGCCTCAATGTCAAACTTTTGGCCCTCTCGGACCATTTGCGCGGCCACGGCCAGAGGCGTCAAAATCAGCGACGGCTTGCCGGTTTCAACCGCCGCCATACGCGCAAACTCCAGCTGGCAAAACGACTTACCCAAGCCAGTGTCCAAGAAAAGCGCGCTTCGCCCCTTGTCCAGTGAAAAATCCAAAGCGGCGCGTTGGTGTTCTTTTGCATGGGCCGATATGTCCCGCCCCGATATCCCGGTCTTTTTCACAGCCTGACCATGCTTGGACGCTATAAAATCACGATATTTCGCTAGGCTCATTTTTCTCCCTTTCTATTTCTTCACTTGCTGACATTCTTGCAAGCGCCTGCGCTAGAGCCTTGTCTAGCCCGCGCCTGATAACTGTTGTCGCCTCGCTCTTGACCGCGCGACACGGGCATTCTGCAAGCGCCACACGCAGTCCGTGGACCTCATCTAAAGGTATGCGGATCACGGCATGGCCGTCCTCTATTCTGACCGATTTAGCCACGACTGATACCAATCAATAATGGTGACTTCGCCGCCGGTCAGACGGTCGATCTTTTCAATTGTTTCAAAAGACGGCTGGTGACTTAATCCGCTTTCCCAGCGTCCGACTTGTGACCGGTTGCAGCCTATCGCTTGCGCCAGTTCACCCTTGCTCATGCGCTGTTCGCGCCATGTGGTTAATTTTTCCATGCCACCAACATACATTAATTTGCGACCAGTGCAAGATAAATGTTGCATTGCGTGCAAATTGGCGGTAGTGTGATCAGGCAAACGAAAGGAAACGAAATGCAGTTGACCGAATTAACAATTCAAGCGAGAAACCGATATCGTGATTTAAGCGCGGACAATCCGATGGTCTGCACGGTAAAATTATCCAGCGAAAAAGCTGTCGTTGAAACTGCCCTGCATCCAGATCAAGTGCATCAAGTGCTTGCGCTTGTGCAGG